GCTCAGCCTATTACCACCCCGTCTCAGACCGCGAGATATGCCTGTGCTGGACACAGGACAGCAACCGTATGCGTGAGGTTCATGTCTACGGGGCACGGGCTGCGGACTTGCTTGACCGCCTCGCCAAGTGCCCGCGCGACGGGGAGCACGAACATCTGATCTTGGAACAAGCCATCAAAGAATGGATCGCTGATAATGATTGATAGGTTCAATAACCGCGTATCCGTCGCGTGGTCCGAATACGAACTGGAATGGCTGCGGGCGGCGCTGACGCTGGACAAGCGGGAGCGGTGCGCTGCGTACCGGGATATTGCATCCATGTCTGGGCGCGGTCTGGAGGCTGTCAGGCGGGCAGCTAGTACGATCCGCACCACGGACGCCCGGCAGAAGGCCGCTGCTGAGCGCAAGGTTAAAATGCGCCTCCCGGCACAGTGGAAGGCTTTGCCGTCATTCATCGCACCGCCGTCCAAGGCGCGGCTTATGGGGGCGCGGGCATAGTGGCGAGAATTAGAAACATTAAACCGGCCTTTTTCAAAGATTCCGAACTGTTTGACGCTGAAAAAGCCAGCGGGCTCCCTTTGAGGGTTGCCTATGCTGGCTTGTGGACGGTCGCAGATCGGGCTGGTCGGTTTAAGTGGAAGCCGAGAGAGATCAAGACAGACGTACTGCCATATGACGATGTCGATATGGAGGCCGTGCTGAATGGTCTTGTGAATGCGAATAAAATATTCCGCTATCAATCTGGTGGGTTTGAGTACGGGTTTGTCCGTAACTTTGAAAAGCACCAGTTTATTAACAAAAACGAAGTCACGTCCCAACTACCTGATCCGCCTACGAATATTTTAGAATATTCGAAAACATTTTCGCACTGTGAGACTACTGGTAGTTTAGACACAGACACAGACGGATTGACACAGACAGCTAAAGGCGCGGCTACGCCGCCGCCCCCGAAGCCCGTTAGAAAATCCTCGACCACCATCCCAGATCACTTTCCTGGCCCTTCCGAACTAGCTGCGGCTTGTGGCTACTGGCTCGACAAGGGCCGGGATGACCTCGACGCAACGGACGAGGCTGCGCGGTTCGTGGCCCATCACCGAGCCCACGGAAAGCGCATGGCCGATTGGGGTCAGGCTTGGGTGACTTGGTATTCCAACGCAATCAAATTCAACAAAAGGCCCGCAAATGGACAAGGAAACAGAACTGCACACGATAAATTCTTCGCTGGTGCAGCAGCGTACATCGAAGACGCCTGCGACTATGGGGATGGCGCGTCAGGAGAAGGCGACGGTCGCGTTGTTGCTCTCCAAACTCGCCGTGCACTACTACCGCCCTGACTTCACCGAAGGGCAGGCAAGGCAACTCATTGGCGACATGGTGGAAGACCTGGCGGAATACCGGGTTGACGAAATCGAACGCGCCATCACGGCATACCGTCGCCAGCCGCCCGCACCGGGCAAGGCCAAGTATTTCCCGGACAGCGGGACGCTGCGGAATTTCGCCAACATCGAGCGCCGAGAGCGCATCGAAGCTGAGAAGGCGAAGCCGAAGCGGTTTGAATGTGGCGAGAGCCGCCCGATCATGTGGTGGACACTGCCGGCCAATCTATGGCGCTCACACTGGCAGGAAAGCGAAATCCCCGTCGATCACTGGGACCAATACGCGCTCATCAAAGCCAAGCGGGCGCAGCAGGCGGCAGCATGAGCGACACCAGCCATTTCATCGGCCTAGAAGCAGCGGAAGCAGAAGGGCAAGGCCCGGAAGCCGTGGAGCGGGTGGCGCGGGCGCTGTACATGCAAAACCGCTTTCCCGGCGGCTGCACTTGGGAGGTGCTGTGCAAGCGCCCGGATTTGCGCCAGCATTGGATCGCCACCGCCCGCGCCGCTATCGCCGCATATCTCCAAACCTAAAACAGAAAGGGCCGGGCATGAAATCCAACACCAAGACTGTAGAGCAGTTTGAGCCGGAAGGCCCGGCCATCATCACGGAACTGCATGTTCTGGGCAGGCCAGCAACCGACGACGACGGCAAGCCTATCATTGGCAAGCAGGCATGGAAGCTGCTGACCAAGGTGCAGAACCTGTACGCTCGCGGGATGCTAGACGGGGGCAAGCGTGACAAGCATGACCGTATGGCGGCTGCGAACGAATACGCGACATTGGTCGATACCTGGGCACCGGGCGGGACTGACAGCACCCAGAAGCTGAACGTAAGCCGCTCCACAGGGGCAGGGAACGCCCGTGACGCCGCTATCGATGCCGGGAATAGGATTGCAGCCATCAAGCGGTACATGGCCCACAATGACTCCCTGATCCTCAGGATGGTGTTTGAAAACGGGGAATGGCCCGCGATAGCCGTCAAGGAAGTCACCGGGGATTACGAAGATAGCCGCCCGGCGCGGTTCCGCGAATGTCTGGACAACCTGATCGATGCCTTGGCGCGGGTCCGTAAGGAGTTCGGCCAGCGCAAGGTAGCGGGTGGGGTTTTCTAGCCCTGCAACTTTTGATTTGCGAGCTACCGGAAGCGGGCGCATGATTTTGCTACGATCTAGGATTGCGTCGAAACCCTGCCGGGAAACCGAGCGGGGTTTTTTATTGGCAAAACCGAGGGGTACGCCATGCAAATCACCAAGCGCGGAAATGACTATTTCAGCCAGGACGGGCAGCGATTTACCCGCCTTGGTGACGCCAGCGGTCATGTTAAGCGGGTAGCGGTTGCCCATTACTTTCGCGTCCTTGCCAGCCTTTTGGACAAGGAAACCGGCCCACTCAGCAAAAGCCAGATGATCCGCCTTCGCCTGACGAATGATGCGTTGGAGGAAATCTTTGAGGAAAAGCCCAGCCTCATCTACGAAAAATGCCGGGGCCGCGAGCAAAATGCCATCCGCGCCGAGGCTTAGATCGCCTTGGGACGCGAGGCGCACAATATCGTCCTTCATCGACCCCGAATGGTTCGATGATATTGCCGAAGCGGAATCCATAGAGATTGAACTAATCCGGCGCGGCATGACGCTAGAGGTAATTGAGCCAGCATGAAAGACACATTCATCACCGCCGTTCACCTGGTCGCTACCGTCGCAGGCTTTGGCATTCTCGCCGGTCTATTCGCCGCCATTGCCCACTCGGTTTACCGGCTGCTTTCCTAATTCACCAACCAATCTAAGGAAATCCCATGTCCACCGAAGCTAAGTACCAGCTCACTCGTCAGGGCGTAGGCACCCCGGCCATGAACGTTGTGTCCAAGCTGGTGACGTTTACTGTTGCAGGCACCGGCACCCTTTCGGATGCGTCGGTCACGCTCCCGGCTGGTTCGGTGTTCCACAGCGTCACGCTCGACACCCCGGTAGCCATTTCCGGCACCCCGACGACCTGTAACCTTCGCGTAGGCACCGCCGCTGCTGGCCAGCAGATCGTGGCCGACGTTGACGCCAAGGGGCAGGGCCATATCAGCACCACTATTGTCGCCGCACTGGACAAGGTTGGCGGCTTCTCTGCTTCCGACACCCCGATCTATTTGCAGCTTGTCACCACGGGCGGCACTGCCCCGGCTGGAAACATCTACGCCATCGTCAACTACGGCGCTCCCGGCTTCTAATCAGGGGGTATTCCGTGCCGTGACCGGTGGCGCGAGCAGCTTGAATGCGAAATACGGGTTGATGCCAAAAGATCGCCCCCTAATGTGCACTCGATCAAATCACCCGAACCACCGGACCCAATCTCAACCGCGACAGAACCCTCAATGGCAACCACTAAGCGAAACTCGATGTTGATCGAGGAAGCCAGAGAGAAGATTAAAACCACCCAGCTCATAAATCGCTTGCAAGATCATGCACTTGGAGCGGTAGAGATGTCATCGACACAGGTACGGGCGGTAGAGGTCTTGCTGAAGAAGCGCGTCCCCGACCTGTCAGCCGTAACGTTGCAGGGTGATGACGACGGTGGGGCCGTAAAGACCATAACGGAAATCAGGCGCACGATTGTCCGTCCTTGATAGGAAGGTTCCTGCGGTATTCGAGCCGCTATTGCAACCATCCCGCTACAAGGGCGCGCATGGGGGCCGAGGCTCTGGCAAGTCTCACTTCTTTGCTGAACAACTGATCGAAGACAGCCTGTATCACAAGGGGTTGCTATCGGTTTGCATCCGCGAGGTACAGCAGACCCTCAAACAGTCATCCAAGCGCCTGATCGAGAAGAAGATACAGGATCTTGGCGTGGGCAATCAGTTCAAGGTGTGGTTTGACCGCATCGAGACACCAGGCGACGGCCTAATAGCATTTCAGGGCATGGCGGATCACACCGCCGAGTCCATCAAGTCGCTTGAGGGCTTTGGCCGGGCGTGGATCGAGGAAGCGCAGACGCTTTCCATTCGCAGCCTGACGCTCCTACGGCCTACCATCCGAGCGGATCACTCAGAGATTTGGGCAGGTTGGAACCCAAGGCGTAAGACCGACGCCATTGATGCGTTCCTGCGGGTGCAGAAGCCGCCCGGCTCGATAGTCGTAGAGGCGAACTGGCGGGATAACCCGTGGTTCCCCAAGGTGCTGGACGACGAGCGCCAGCTTGACCTTGAGAAGTACCCAGAGCGGTACGACCACATCTGGGAAGGCGGATACGCCAAGGCGTTCGAAGGCGCTTACTACGCCAAGGGATTGAACGAGGCGAAGTTACAGGGCCGCATAGGGCGCGTTCCTGCCGATCCGCTTATGACCATCCGGCTCATTGCCGACATTGGCGGTACGGGCGCTAAGGCTGACTCGTTCGTCTTCTGGGCCTGCCAGTTCATTGGGCGGGAAATTCGAGTCATCAACTATTACGAGGCGCAGGGCCAGCCTCTCGAAGCCCACGTTGGCTGGCTTCGCAAGAATGGATACACGCCCGAGAAGGCGCAAATCTGGCTTCCCCATGACGGGGTACAGCAGGACAAGGTTTACGACGCTTCATATCAGAGCGCGCTACAGGGCCTAGGCTACGAGGTCACGGTCGTTCCGAACCAGGGCGCCGGTGCTGCCGGGCTTAGGATCGAAGCCGTCCGCAGGCTGTTCCCGGCCATCTGGTTCAATGAGGACACGACTGAAGCAGGGCGTGACGCCCTCGGCTTCTATCACGAAAAGAAAGACGCCAATCGCGGCATAGGGCTAGGCCCTGATCATGATTGGTCGAGCCACGCTTCGGACGCTTTCGGCTTGATGTGCGTCATCTACGAAAAGCCGACCAAGCAGATCAAAGAATTGAAACTCCCGGCCTTCGGTGCCGTCTAAGGAATCGTAATTGGCAATAACCTTTCGTGACCCGGATACATTAAACGAGATTCCGGTCAGCGCGGCCAATCCGCTTCCCGTTAATGCGACGGTAACAGCAACCGCGAATACCGTTGCCGTCGCCACCGCCGCCGCACCCGCCTACACCGAGGGGTCAACCGATTCCCTTAGCATGGACCTGAACGGGAACCTGCGTATCGGTGGTACAATCAACGCATCAACCGCCGCTACGGCGGGG